TTTTTGAGAATAAAGATTTAATTCTTTTTGATTTGCTAAATTCTCTGGATTGTGTGAAATTCCTTCAACTTCTGAATCAGCAGATAATTCTACTACTACTTCTTCTTTTACTTCTACTTTTGAAAGTTTAAGTTCATTGATCTCATTTCTTAATTTTTCAATTTCAGAAAAAAATGTTTCTTCGCTAATTGATTTAACTACTTTTTTAGGTGTTGCTGGTTCAGTTGATAATTCTTCTTCTTCAACTACTTCTTCAGTTGCTGGTGCTTCTTCTTCTGCTTCAGCATCTTTAATTTCAGCAATAATTCCTTCTTCTTCAATAACGATTACCATTGAATCAGCAGTTTGGTATACTCCAACAGGTACGGCAACTCGTTCATCGTCTGCAACGACAAATATCTCAGCTCCTGCTTCAAATACTTCTGCTTCTAATACAGCACCATTATCTAGTTTCATTTGCTCAAACTTTACCTCTATCCCTAGTAAAGTGCGAACTTTGTTTAATGTTTCTTTTGTGTTCATATATTTAGTTATTTATTTTCTCTTACAAGTTCTTTTCTGCTTTCCTCTGCTTTTTGTAATTGTAATTCATAATCTTGAATTGCATTATTAAGATCTCCATAACCATCAATCTTTTTTACATCAACTCCTAATTCTTTAGAAGCCGATTTAATATCATCCATAACTGAAAACGGATTTATTTTAAAAGAACCAACAAATGGGCTTTTTAAATTTAAAGACTTATTAGCTTTTTGTTTAGCAAAAATTACATCCATTTTAACTTTGTTAAATTCGTCTTGAACGTCTTTTAATCTTTTTGATTTAGCATTTAAATCTGATACTGCTTTTTTAGCATCTCCGATGATACTTAAATCAACCTTCTGCGTTGCTAATTCAACTTTTTCTACTTCTGCAAGTTTCTTAAAAACTCTATTTTGTATGTTCATATTTATATAATAAAATTTAATTACTATTTTGTATTTTCAAATTGAAATTTATTCTTCTGCCTTGTGAATACTGCCTATTCCTTGCTTCCAATATTCTGGAGTTTTGCAATTTTTATCAGTATTATTTTTACATTCAATTGAATACGTATTTTTACACTTACAATAAACTGCCCTCATTATGATAAAAGTTTTTTAAGTTCTTCTATTACTGATAAATCTTCTTTCAATTCTTCATTAGGTGTTTCTAACTTATCTGCAAAATATCCTTCTATTGAAAAACCTTTTACTTTTCCAGTCTTAACATAATCGTTCCAAACTTCATCATTCTCCACCTTAACAGAACCCATCCAAGTGCCTACTGGTACATCTAAACCATATAATGCTGTCTTGTCTTTTGCTTTATCTTCTACAATCCAGCTTTCAACAAGTGTTAAATCTTTTAATTGTGCATCATGTTCTAAAGTAGAATTGGATTGATTGCCATTCTGTAAATACATTTGTGAAGCCTTCAAAACAGTATCAGCAGAAAAGAATACATAGTACTCATCTTCTCCGTTTCTTCTGTAAATTGGTTTCTTTGGGATTAATAAAGCACCCATCAACAAACGTTTTTCTTTGCTTATTTCAGCAAGTTTTATCTCTTGGTTATTAAGTGCTATAAAATCTGATTCAATAGCAGGATTCTCTACAACGCTAATTGCCTCAACTCCAATTGCTTCATCATCATCTAAAATAAGTTCTATCATTTTCATACTTATATAATATTTTTTTTATTGTTTTTTATATTTTCATTTTAAATAGATGCACCTTCTATTATATTCCTATCCATTTCTTGAGCAGTTGTAACATCATTAGATACTACAAATGCTTGAACTGGTTGCTGTGATTGTCCACCTATTGCACTTGCTAATTGATTCGTTTCACTTGCTCCAACTACATTAAAAGCAGGTGGTAAAGAAGGAATTGAACCCCCTCCACTTGCATCATTTGGAATCGGAGAAGGAGAAGGAGGAGAACCTCCAGCTTTTAACGCACTTAATCCTTTTGCAGTTGCTGCTATATTTGCTGCTATTCCAATACCTGCGCTAACATTATTTGCTGCCTTGTGTGCTGCTGCTAATGCAAGACCTAGTGGTAATGAAGCGTATTTTAATGTTACGGCTGCATTTGCTGCTTTTGTACTTATTATTGTTTTAGCTATTCCAACTGCACTTTCTCCAATTAATGATGCTGCTTGAAGTGCTTTATTTCTACCTGCTAATTGACCAAGTAAAGCAAAACCTGCTCCGATATTATTTATATTAGCATCTCTTATTGCTTTTTCAGCAGCAGCAGTTTTTCTTTTAATTTCTATTTCTTTATCTGCTTTTTCTTTTTGGTTAGCAACTTCTTCATCATTAATTAATTTTAAATTTGCCTTATGTTGAATTTCTAATTCTTCTAATAATATTTTCTTTTCTGCTTCATCTGTAATTTCTCTTTCTATTAAAAGTTTTTTTGCTTCGTATTGTTGTTCTAATTCAATACGCTCAATATCTCTTTCAGTTTTTCCAATTAAAGCTAATTCGTTTTGTAAGTCTTTTTGCTCCCTTAATAAAGAATTTGTATTTGTTTGTTGCTCACTTCTAAAACCAGTTATTTGTGCCTCAATTCCTGCTTGTTCATTTAATGCTTCTTTGTAAGCTATTTGTAAATCTATATTGTCTTTGTTTTTAGATAATTCAGCAGCAGCTTGGTTTATCCTTGCCTGTCCATTTCTTAACATTGCTTCCTCTTGCTTATCAAGTAATACAGCTAATTCATCATTTGCTTTTATACGTTCTTCAAAACTCTTACTTTCATCATCTCGTATTTGTCTTAATTGTTCAGCTTGTCTATCAAATTTTTCTATTAAACCTTGGTTTGCTGCTTCTGCTATCCTTGCAGTCTTTTCTAATTCAACATTTGATGTAGCAGCTTTTACAGTTTCTTTTACATATTCAGAAGTTGCTTTTGCAATTTTCTCAACTGCTTCTGTACCTTTATCAAAAGTATTATTAACACCAGTCAATACATCTAGACTTTCTTTACCTGCACTTTTAACATCTTCTAAAGCACCAGCAAAATCTCCACTGAATACTTTTTTTACTGCACTTGCTAAAAATCCTAGAGTATCTAAATAGCTTTCAAATCTTTCTTGAATGTTTCTTTTAAAAGCATCTGCAAAATCTATTAATGCTTGTTTTGGATCTTCAAATATTGCCTTAAAAAAATCAGTTACTCCACTTGTATTATTTATTATAAAGTTGGCAAAGTCATTAAACATAATTGAAACAACTTCAAAAGAAGTACCAAATAAATCTGCTACTTTTTGATTTTTTTCAAATATTTCTTTTAATTGTGAAAGTAATCCAAGAGCCAAACCAATACCAGCAGCTTTTAAAGCTGTGCCAATTCCCTTAACACCTCTTGAAACTAAATTACTTGATTTTTCAACATCCTTTAAACCTTCAGAAGTTTCCTTATTTCCTTTTGTAACTGTTTTATTTAAATCCTTTACACTCTCTGCAACTTTATCAATACCTTTTATAGCCTTGTCAGTTTTAGCTTCTAGATCAATAATTATCTTTTCCATTCTAATTCCTTTTTTTGTCTTTTAAATAACTCTTTAAACGTATCTGGAAATTTGTTTTTTCCTTTTGCTAATTGCACAACTTCAGCTTTACAATCTGTTTCCTTTAATAAAAATAAAATGTCTTTTATCATAAATCATTTAGTAATTCCAAATCAGATTTACCATTTTTTAAATTAGTTTTTATTGAATTTATTTTATAGCTCTTTCCGTTTATCACAAACCTATCTGCTAAAGTGTAATTTCTTAATATTCTCAATGGCAAATAAGCTGTTACCTTTGTAATCCTATTTGTTGGATTAAATACACTTGTTATATAATTACTGTAATAAGCTTGAAATAATGTATTTGTAAATCCAGTATCTGATGGACTGTTTAGAGTAGCGTATTCGTTATTCTCTTGGTAAAAATTTATATTATACGAACTTGTTGCAGAAGATAATGCAACACTATTTGAAGGTATATTATAATCTGTAACTTCTACGTTAGTGGTTGTTGATGTTAAAAAAGAAATTGATTCCCCTTGTGTTTGTCTAATAGGGTAAAAAATTAATGGTTTACCAAAATAGCTTTCATCATTATCGTCTACAAAATAACCCCATTGAATATCTGTGATATTAGAATTATTACTATCTATTAACCTTTCATATTTTAATTGAGAAAAAGGCGTTTTAACTTTATAAATACCTCCATCTAATTTCTCATCATTTGTGTAGTTTTCTTTACCCCAAACTTTACCAAATTTCTGTGAGTGAAAAGATGCTAATTTTGTTTTAGTGTCCTCGTGTTCAAAACTTATTTCTTTATAAGGTAATGCAATGTTTACTTGACTTTTACTAACATCTACATATTTAGTTATATCATAAGAACCACCTACAGAATAAAAACTCTCTAAAGTCTTTACAGTAATTTCAGTTTCATTTTTCTCAACGTATGCAACAAGGTTAAAAGTTTTAAATAAACCAGATATAAAATCTATTATTTTAATCGTTGGTATTTGTTGTGTTATATCAAAAGTAAACTCACTTGTATAAACATAAGAACCAGTATTATATGTTTTCGTGGCTGGTTGTGAACCATCTCCAAACCTATCATAAGAAAACGCCCATTGTATATTTGAAAATGTGATATTAAAATCTGATTCTATATAAATAGTATAATCTCCTTGTCCTTGAATTGATTGGTCTATTGTTAAGTTTTCAGTAACATTTGTAAAATTTAAAACTTCAATACCATCTTTTTGCAAAGAAATAGAATAAGGGTCTGTTGAAGTAGTTGAAAAAACTAATTCAGTATTACTCGTATATCTACTTTGTAATCCGT